TGAATTTCTTGACGGAAGCGGTGTAAAGTTTCAAACAAATGAAATAAATCAAACGCGATATGTTTCTTCAAAGAATCCAGTAAAAGGTGAAAGTCCAATGACATCATTATTCATGCCTATTTCAAACATTCGCGGCGCGTATGGTTTCAGAAACGTTATAATCAACCGAAAAGGTGCGCTTGGTATTTTATCAAATCAATCAAAAGACCAGTCAGGATCAATTCCATTGACTGAAAAAGAACGTCAAAGATTGAATGACGAATATCAACGTCTTTACGGAATTGAAGAAGGTCAAATGCATACAATAATGACAAACACGTCGTTAAACTGGCAACCGATGACTTTTCCGACAAAAGACTTAATGCTTTTTGAAGAAATCAACGATGACTTTTTAACAATCATTGACGCTTACGGATTGAACGCAAACATTTTTTCAAGACAAACTGGATCAACTTACGAAAATTTGAGCGAAGGAATTAAACAAGCGTATCAATCAACAATTATTCCTGAAGCTGAAGAACTCGCAATGAATCGTTCACAACTTTTCGGTTTGATTTCTAAAGGTGAATGGCTTGAACTTGACTATTCACACATTTCCGTTCTTCAAGAAAACGAACGTGAAAAAGCTGAAGTTCTTGAAAAGAAAGCGAACGCAATGAAAACACTTTCTGAACTCGGAATTTATGAAGTTGACGACCTCAAACAAATTGTAAATCTTTAACCTACAACTAAAAACAGAAAGTTTAGTGATTCTTTCAAGTTTTGGCGCACCTTAAAAGTGCGCTTTTTTTATTCTTGCCACAAATAAGGGTGAAACGAACGCGCCATTGAACAAAGACCTTCCAACGCGTCAGGTGCGTCGTCATGCGGTGCTTTTCCGTCAGCGGTAAATTCAAAAATGTTTTCAAGAAATTTGTCGTAATCTGAACCGATTTCAATATCGTTTCTGAAATAACAATACTTTTTCATAAATCCTGAAAGTTGAATGATTCGACCGATTTTATTTGTCGTTGCTCGAATTGATAAAAGCGTAATGTCGTCTTGAACTTTAGGCTGTAAAAGCGAAAGATACATTGAACCGCCAAAGTTTGATTCAATACGAACAAATTCGGGTTTGTGTTCATTTAAAAACGACGCTGTCAAGTCAACGTTTACGTCAGTTCCTAATTTGGTGAAAACAACGTCTTGAATGTATATTCGATTTCCTACAATTGCGCCAACTGGAACAGCGTGATTGTCTTCGCCAGTGTCAGCAACGTCAATAAAAGCAATTTTACCAATTGATTCAGACCAGTCAATTTGTGCTGGATTGTAATAGTTTAATTCTGAACGTTTGAACAAAGCACCTTCTTGTTCATTTATCCAGCCACCAAGAACGACATTTTTGTAAACTTCAGGTTCGTCAGCTTTCATTCGTTCGTAATCGCGTCGAATGTTTTCAGGAATAAATTTCGGGTTTACGTCAAGGTAACTTGAATGAATGTAAAGAACATTGTCAACAACGCCACAAAAGCCTTCAGGAACATTTTTTTTCTTGAATAGTTCTTTAAAAATCCAGTGTGTTTTTATCGTTGGGTTTAGAATAAGAATTGAAATGTTTCTTTTGTCGACCGAACGAATTGAATAAAATACTTTTTTAAATGTTTCGTAACTCGGTATTTCTTCAGCTTCGTCAACGACAAAACAATTGAAACCCGACAATGATTTTAAATTTGCCGTTTGACCTTTTGATCCAGTTTTGATTCCTTTGAATGAAATTGAACCTTCAGACACGCGTGAATCAATTCTAAACTGATTGTCAATAACTTTATTTTCGTAACCGAGTAATTCGATTTTGTCGCTTACTTCAGACTTTATGGAATCGCCTATTGACGTATTTGTAAAGCGTGAATATAAAACTTTCCAGCTTTTTTCGACGACACCGATTAAAGTTAAAAGCGCAACGTTAAACGATTTGCTTGAAGCGCGACCGCCAGTTAAAACAATCGTATCGACTTCGTTAAAAGAATTGTCGTCAAGAAGGTCAAATAAAGGTTCAAATTTATGACTGATTTCAATTTCATTCGGCATTTGAATTGAATTTCTTAAATGAAATAATTGGTGCGGTTATGTCGTTGCCGTTGCTGGTGACGTCAACCATTTGACGCGGCATACCAAAACGATATTTGAAGAACAATTCAACCGCCCATTTTTCACCAGCTTCAAGATTGTCTTTCAATGCTTCGAACGCGGTTTCGTCAAATGGCGTTAATCGTTCAACAAGTGCTTGTTCTTCGCTTCTTTTTTTTCTTCCAGCGTTGTCACGCGCACCGCCGTTGTTTTGTCTTTTGTCCATGATTGAAAAAAATTGAATATTCAATGTTTTGTTAATCTTTTAACAAGTAAAATTATTAGATTAAGCGCAAAGATTCCAGCATAAATTAAAATCGTAAACACGAAACCGAAGAACAAAATTAGCAAGAACGAAACAATTGTTAAAATCATTACGCTGAAGTCGTCGCGTCGGTCGGTGTTGATCCAGTCTGTAAAGGTGTCAATTCTTCGAGTAAGAATAAAAAAGTGACTGATTCTGTAAAGAACGTACAAAATCAAAAGTGCGAGTGTCGCAAATATTTCTTTAATTATCATTTTCTGTCGTTTTTAGGCGGTAATAAATACGCAATGAAGGCAACCATTAACACAACCGCAACAATTGCCGTCAAAGCGATAAATTTAATCAAATCGTTTATATTCGTAAATTCGGTCAATTGTTTCCAGTTTGCGTTGACTGATTGTTTTGTCTTCAAACAAATCTTTTTCTTTTCCAAATTTAAACTTTTTAAATTGAACTTCGATTTGTTGAAGTTCGCGGTCGCGTTTAAGTTGGTAGTCATGCAATAATTTCAAAAAGAAAAAAAGCAATAATCCACACCAAATAGTAAATAAACTAATTTCAATAAATATTCTTTTCATGTCGTCAAATTTTTAAAGTGTTGTTTTTTTAATTCGTTTAAATATTCCCAATGGTCAGGTCTTTTTGCCTTCCATTCTAATTTATTTCTGAATTCATTTTTTCTATTTTTTTTTGACCAAAAAATATTCAGTCGGTGTTTGTTCGAAATTGAAATATTAAATGCAATCATTTTTCAAAGGTTTCGTTATAATAATTATCAAACGTTTCACTTAATGGTTGCAAATCAAATAATACGCCTGAACCTATTTCTTTCAACCTACCTTCAAAAAATGCTTTACTGACTTGTTGCTTTTCCATTTCTTTGGCTTGTTCAATAAGTTCAATTTTAATAAATACTGAATTTAGACAATCTGAATTTACTTGCTCAACTAACCATTGTATAGCTGTTTTCATATTTTTCAATTTTAAATGTTAAATAATAAATGCAACACGCCAAAAATAGCGAGTGCGTGAATGATTATTTTAAATAGTAGTTTCATTTTACGGCGTAAAGTTTGTCAAGTGTTGTTGAATAAGTGTCAGCGCGAAATTGAAAAGCTTTGTTTCCGTCAAATTCACCTTTTCGTTTAAGCGTTGCTGTTTCAAAAAATAAGTCTTTTGGAAGCCAACCAACAAGAAAAGCTTTTGTAAGGTCTGAAAGAACATAAACGAATAAATAAATATCTGTTTTCTGTTTCGTGTTTACCGCTGGAATTGTCGCGTTGTGGTCCAGTTCAGGCGCGTTATTTACTTTTTTTGTTTTTACGTCGACGCGTTTGTCATAAACTCGAAGGTCGTAATCGTAAGAACCGACATAACTGGCGTTTAAACTTTCGCGATTATAAAAGTCAAGTGCGACGATTTCACCAACCGCACCAAAAATTTCGCTTTTTCCTTTTGTAATTGAATTGTTCAAATTGTTGAAGGAATAAAGATTTTTTGCGCGTTTGATTTGGTTTTCTGAAATAAGTATTTCAATCATTTTTTAGATTTTTTTTTGTTATTATCAATCAAATCGGAAATTAACCCCATGGTTCGCGAAGTTATTGATCCAGTTCCTTCAATAAAATCTTTGAACTTCTTCGAATTCGTGTTTCCTATTTCGCGCATTATTGCCGCTGGTGACATTCCTGAACGCGCCGCAAATTGATTGACGCGTTCAATGAAGTCTTTTTCAAGTTTTGTTTGTTTGTTAATTCGCATTTTTAAAGAAATTTATTTCGTTAGTATTGACATTTTCACAAATTGTTTCAAGTGAATTATAATATTTTTGCGCCAGTTTGACGTATATTCTAATCAATTCAAAATGTTCTTGTGTACATTCGACGCGGTGAATTCGAACGCGGTCAGCAATATTTGGAAACTTGCCTTCGAAATCAAATTCTTTTTCAACTTCAAGAAGAAACGATTCAGGTATTTCGTCGCTATAATTGTTTCCAGCTTCAATCCATAAAAGACGCGCTTGTTTAAAGATTAGTTCAGCGGAAGGATTCATTAACGAACGAATGACAGCACCAGCTTCGATTGATCCGTTTTCAAGTTCATTGATTAGCATTGCGTAACCGCGAATTTGCCATTCATAAATTGCAATGTCTTTGTCATTATCGAAAAGCTTCAATCCTGAAGGCGACCAAACATTTTTTTGGTCAAAGACGAAATTCTTCACTTTCCAATCATAACCTGACGAACAAATGAAATCGTTTTCAAGGTAGTTTTCAGGTGCTTTCGTTGCGAATGGATAACCAAGTAACGCGCCGACCTGACGGATCGAACGTTCTTCAACCTCTTTGCCTTTTTCAATGAAACGATTTGTGAAACGAAAGCCGTAATCAAAACGTTCTTTCAAAAATTCTTCTTCAATGTACGTTTTCGCACCTTCAGAAAGTTTCGGTTCGACTGGCGTGTCACGCTTTAGAATTAATTCGTCGCGTTTTTTTGCTTGAATATCTGTCAGCTTTACTTTTTCCAATAGTGGTGTAAGTTCTTTTTGTTGCGCTTCGGTCAGACGTGACGCGGTTGGAAGTACCGCGCCAGTCATTAAACGACCAAAAGACGAACAACGAAATTTTTTAGTCTTCATTTGTAAGTTCATTAAGTTGTTCGTCAGTTAAATCAAATAAGTTTGAAACGTTTTCGGCTGTTGTGTTTCCAGCTTTAATTTCGGCTTTTGCTTTCAATAGTTCGGTGTTCGATATTGTCGGCAAAGCTTCACCAGCGTCAACGTAATCAACGTCGTTAGTTTCAAAATCAGTAACGACAGCTTGGTCAGCAATATTTGCTTTCTGAATTTCAATTGAAAGAATTCCCCATTTTGAAAGCGTGTTCTTCAATAGTGCTTTCATTGCCATTGCGTCAAAGTCTGATTTCCATGGACCATTATTAAATGTTTGAGAAAAACGTTTTCCATGTTCGGCGGCTTGGTCTTTTGTCCAGTAAGTCGTTTTTTCAAATCCGTTAATCAGTTTGAAATACGCCGCGTAACCGACAACTGGACCTTCAGGTGCAAGGTTGAAGTCAGCGTCAAGTTCTTCGTGTAATGCGCTAAATCTTTTAAACTGGTTTTCGTAAACTCTAACAACGTTAATTTTGTTATATTGACCAGTTCGTTGCGCCAGTTGAACGTAACCTTTCCAACCTATTTGAAACTGCGCGTGACCTTTGTACGGAACAATCCAAGCAAAACCTAAATTTTGGTTTATTGGAAGGTCAAGCGCGGCGGCTGTCATTGCGGCGTTATAAACTGACATTGGTTCGGCTTTTGATAAAAGCGCATTATTTGACGTTACTTGTAAAACTGAAGTAACAAAACCAGTTGCGCGGCTTCCAAGTAATTCGTTCATTTTGGATTTTACCGCGTCTTTTTCGAAGATTGACTTCAAGGTTAAATTTGACATTTGTTTGTGATTTTTGGTTAATAAAAATTTTTAGTATTTTCGTGGGTTTTTCGAGCGTAAAGTTTTTAAACTCGCAATGTTTTGAATTCTTTTTTCATTCAGCATACCGCCAAAAGTAAACTGGATCGCTTTGACGCTTTCATTTTCAAGAACTGAAAAATCGTTGTCAAGACTTGAAAAGGTAACGCCATTCGTTGAATAAGAATAAATTGACGCTGAAGTACATTTGTTTTCGATTGAAAGAATAAATTCACCGAAAGCTTTCAACGTGTTGAACGATTGCGACACTAAAGGTGTTTGAACCTTTAACGATTTGTTAGTAATAACTGATTTGTTCGCTTTTAACCAGTTTTTAAATTCGGAAATTGTCATTGAATTCATGTCGTTTTGTTTAATTGTTTCAGCAAAGATAATTAAACTTAATTAATATCAAACATTTTTTTTAATTTTTTTTTATACCGAAATAAACTTGAATTGTTTTTTTACGCAATGGTCAACGTAAATTCGCGAAAAAATCTTTTGCCAACTCGGAACAAGTTCAAATTGATTCTTTTCAGCGGCTTTTTGTCTTTGATAAAATTCAATTTTGGCGCAACGCATGAATTCATTTTTGTCTTCTTGAATGAAACATTCAGAAAAGTTTCGCGCAATTGCGTCAGCGTGAAATTCGTCACCGATCCAGTGTCCAGCTTCAAGCGATTTCAAATAAATTTCTTTTGCCTCTTGTCTAAACAAATGTTCTTGACGAATTGACTGAATTTCCTTTTCGTTTTTCTGTCGAATTAAATCAATTTCGTTCAATAAAATGACTTTGTTCTTCCAATATTGCGAAATTGGTTCAAGTAATTCGTCACGCGTTAGCGTTTGATACGCTTTTTTTTCGATTACAGCGTATCTAAATGCGTTTTGAATGTCTGTTATCGTTATGCCGTTAAAACGTTCGCAAATCGAAGCAAATGAAATATTCCAAAGTTCAGGCGAAATGTTTTCGGCGCGAAGACCAAACAAAACTTCACAACTGGAAATCAAAATTCGAATACATTCTTCACGCGATTCTTCAACTTTCGACGATTTCGACAGCATCAAAGGCGCTGTTATCTTCGCCATTGCGTGACCTTTGGCTGTCAACTGGTTCATTATTTCCGTAAAGAACTCTTTCAATATAGCTTCGTTTTCGTTCTTCGTTGTTAATTGGTTGTTGTGTGTTTCCATTTTTGTTTGTGTTTAAATTATTGATCCAAGACGCGTCAAAACCTGACCAGCTTCTTTCGACGCAAATTTGCAAAATTTCATTTGCTGGTAAATTTGATTTTTTTATTTCACGAATGAAAGCTTTCAAAGCCGTTTCAGTATTCTTTGCTTTTTTTGCTTTTCGGATTGACAGCCATTCGTCAACCAGTTGTTCGTCAAAGTTTAAATTCAAAAGTTCATTTTTAAAAGAAAAAGATTTTTGAAGCAAAGCGACTTTATTCTTCTTCGTTTCTTCTTCTTCTTCTACTTCGTTTCTTTCTACTTCAAGCGGCGCATTGCTGACAATTGTCCGCGCGTTGCTGTCAAGTTGCGGAAATTTGCTGTTCATTGTGCGCAAACGTTGACCAAAGTCGACAATCTTTAAATATTTTTTTGAATCAACTTCGTATAAAATAATTATTCCAGCTTCGACGCAATCGTTCAGCATTTTTTCCACAATTGATTGTTTAATTTCTTTCAGCGGAAATAACGCCGCTTTTAAAAGTTTTGGGTTTCCATGAAAACAACCAAAGTCGTCAGCTTTCATTATCAAACGCGTAAAAAAAACTTCAGCTTCAAAATTTAGCGCGTCAACGTTTTCAGAAAATGTCCAGTCGCGTAATATTCGGTTTGCCATTTGTTAAAAAATTAAATAAAAAAAGCCTGACCAATTTACTTGCGGCTTCGACTTCGCGTTCAATTAATCAGGCAATAATATTTTCAGTTACTATATTGTCGAAGCGTAACCTTTGCAAATATAAAAATTATTTCAAAGTCATGTACCAGTCAATGAATGTTTTTGTTTCCTCAAAACCAACCGCAAACGTTGCGAAATAATTCATTTCGTTTAACTGGTCGATGGTTCGCTGTTGATTTGCTAAATGTTCGGATTTTAAAAGACAGCCGTCTTTTTTAAATGGTGACTTTGCTTTCAATTCAAGAAACAAACCATTGAATTTTGAATTTGGTTTGAAAATTATAATGTCAGGACAATGAAAACCGCGTTTTTGGATCGTTGAATTTCTGACGCGTTGCGGAATTGTTAATTGTAAAAATGCGATTGTGTCACTTAAATATAAAACGTCTTTGTATTTTAAATTTAAATAATTACAAACTTGCTTTTGAAGCTGAAATTCAGGTTGATTTTTCATTTTTTTTGCATTACTAAAATGGTGAATTTATTGTTCGCTGGATTGTGACAAATGAAGTGTTCAAACTTTTTGCCATTGATTGCGTTTTGACTGGCTGTAACGTGTTGAATCGTTCCGAATTGTTCAATCGTAAGCGTTGCGCATTTGTCAAGACGTTCGCCGTTCAAATAACCAACGATTTTGTAATCGTTCAAATTCATTCCAGTCGGTAAATAATGAACCGCTTCAGGAATGGTTCTAAAGCGTTCTTGTTTTGGTTCGGTGAATATTACTTTTTTCATAATTCATTTTTTTGATTGTAAATATTGCACATTTGGATAAACTTTTTTCTTGGTAATTTTCTGAATTGCTCGTAAGTCAATCCGTTTGCTTTAGCAATTAGAACCATTTTAGCGTTTAATTCTTCAATTGTTTTCATATCGTTTCGTTTTGTGTTTTGCGTCTTATTGACCTTACAAATGTAATTAAATTTAATTACAAACAAATATTTTGATAATTTTTTTTAATTCATTTTTGATTTGATAATTAAACAACGCTGTCCGTTTATAATTTCCTCGCGAAAATCAGATTCACTTTCAAGAACTTCGAATGAATATTCGTAAATTGATCCAGCGATTGATTGACGTTCGTGTCGCTGTTGATTTTGCGCCATTCCAAAAACTTTATTCAATACAAATTCCAGTTCATTAAAAGAATTGAATTCAATTTCAAGCGTTACTTTTTTTCTTGTTAGTTTTTTCATTTGATTTTTTTAAAAAAAACAAGGTCAAACGCCGCAACGAATGACCTTCTTACCTACTTTAATGGAATTACGAAAAGTTGAATTTACGAATTTTTCAACGTAGTTATGTTCTAAATAACGCAATGCAAGAATTTCGTTCTTTGAATGGTCTTCAGTTGCGTAAATGATAACGTCAGACAACGCGACAACTCGGTCAATTTTTTCTTTCATTAACCAGTCAAAACCTTGAAGCGCGTTCAAAACGTTTTTAAGCGCATACACGCAAGTCGAATG